CGCACACAGAACAGTTTGACAAAGAAGAAAGCTGGCGAACTACTCGGCGTGTCGGAAACCCACGTCTACTATCTGGAGACGGGTCGGCGTTTCGCATCGCCTGTTATCGCGGAGGTCCTGTCTCGACTGACCGGGCAACCGATCACCACATTTCTCAACATGAAGCCGCGGCCATGACGAAAGCTCAGTTCATGCGCCTTCTACAATTCGAACTCGACCGCCACAAGACGCAGCGCCGAGCGGCGACTCGCCTGGGTATTTCAGAGTCTGCGCTCTCGCTCATTCTGAGCGGCAAGCAGGAGCCCAGCGCCGCACTGCTCCGATTCTTTGGCCTTCAAGCTGTCACGACGTATCTGCCATGCACTATTTCGACACCAGAAGTCAATAGTCTAACTGTTGATAAAAAAATATCTGAAAGATTTAATTCAGATATCTCTAAACGCCAGAATACCGTTTCCGGCCTCTGAGATGCCCAAAATGAGCCATCCTGAAAACGCGACTCCGAAGCCTTCCCACGTATCGACCGATGCTGAGATCGCCGTCCTAACGCAAAAACAGGGGTGGCGCGTTTCGGTCAGTTTCGAGTTCGATTTGAACCCGGTTCTAACATGGCGCGGCGTGGTCTATTCGGGGTCAGCGGCCACGGCCTCGGCTCGCGGCATCAAGGAAGCACGGAAACACTTTAAGGGTTCGCGTCCGCGCAGCATCGCCGTTTGCTTGGAGAAGCTGGCGTAACCGTGGCACGCGGACGCATGATCTCGAAATCGCTCAGCACCTCGGAGAAGTTTGCGTCCTTGACGGCGCAGGCTGGCGATCTCGCGGAATTCTGCCAAGCGCTTTACCCGCTCGTGCTGTGCCATAGCGACGATTTCGGCCGGCTCCAGGGCGATACGTTCACCATCAAGCACATGTGTTTCCCGACATCGCCGCGCTCGGTAGCCGAGTTCGCCATTGCGCTCGCGCACCTCCATGCCGTCGGCCTAATCGTCCGTTACGAAGTCGATTCCAAGCTCTATATCCAGATTCAGAATTTCGACCCGCATCAGCAGGGCTTACATAAGCGAACAGCTAGTAAATTCCCTGACATTCCAGACAATTCCGGGAAAGTCCGGGAATTTCCCGGTCAAGAGAACTTAAGGGAAGGGAAGGGAACTGAAGGGAACGGAACTAAATTCCCTGTAATGAATAACAAGCTAGATCGTAAGAGCGATCCTCCTATCAAGGCGAACGGTCAGAGCGCGCCACGCGCCTTCGGCGGCCCAATTATCGGAAGAAATATTCATCTTGACCATGCCGCATGTGATGACCTGTTTTCGTATTGCGTGCCGGCGGCGGTGCATCGCAAATTTGCGGATCTGCTCGCACCTCGGCACGGAGGCGACCGCGAAGCGGCAAAACTCGCACTCCAAGCGTGGTATCCCACCATCTGGAAAGCGATCCCGGAAGGTTCCGTGATGGGCGATGCCTTCAAATTCTGGCAAGCGTGCTTCGATGCTGATTTTGCGACACCGACTCCAACAAAAAAACGCGGTATGAGCGCGAAGGATCTGGCCGATGCGGTGCGCGCTGACATGAAAGCAGCAGGAGAACTCTGATGACTGATTCGGACCTCATGCCGTTCATGTCAATTTTCAACACGCTGACGAAAGTATTCCCGTTCCGCGCTGATGGTGACGAAGCGCGAGACATCAGCCGCGCCTATTTCAAAACGCTCCAAAAGTTTCCGCTCGATCTCGTCAAAATCGGCGCGGACAACTGCGTAGCGACGATGACGAAATTTCCGAAGCCAGCAGAATGGGCGAAATCAATCCCGCGTCGATTACCTGGGCCTGATTTACCGCGACTGACACCAGCCGAAGAATCCGAATGGCGACATGCGGAGAGCTTAGGCTTTGAAGGCGAGTGCTGTCAGTGCGCGGACTGTGTGGCGCTCGGCGCGAACCAACTACCAACGCGCTACGTGCCGCTCGATTCAGAAGAACGCGCCACAATGGGCGATCGCGTCGTCTTGCGCGGTGAATGGATTCACGGCGAGTCGCTGATTAGTTGGCATCTCGTTCGTGAAAACTTCTGGACGACGTTCAAAGAAAGCCGCGTCGGACAATCAATGGCGGCTCCAAAGATGATCGAAAAAATGACCGCGCAAGAGCGCGTCGAGGCCATCTTTGCGACGAAGAAGCCGCGTAAAGAGTGGATGCCTTACCGTGATGCTGGCGAGGAAAGCTAATGAACATTCCGCGTGAAGCCATGTCGCGAGGTGGAAAAAATCGTGCGGCGATGTTGCGCCGTCAAGTGCTGGCCCGCCTTGTCGGTCTGACACCGATCGAAGCCTTCCGGCTCGGCTATGTGCGCGGATTGCAATCGAAACACCGACAGATTACGCGACTGAAAATCCGCGCCGTGTTGCGACAAGAGCATGTGCGATGACGAGTGAACATCGCCCGCGCACGCATCGCCTGATCAATCCGGAATTGTCCGTGGCCTTACTGCGCAAACTTGTCGAATCCTGGGACGGCGATGATATGGAAGAATTTCTGATCTCCCTCGCGGCTGCACGACATTTGCTGCATCTTGGAACCGTGAACCTCGAGCGCGGAGACGACGCCGAATGAGCACCTACGCTGAATTCCTCGCACGCAAGAAGCGAGTCGCGCTCGGGATGGGTATTCGCGCCGAAGATGTCGCGCTGCCGTCGCAGCTTTACAACTGGCAAGCGGCGATCGTGCGCTGGGCATTGCGGAAGGGCCGCGCCGCGATTTTTGCGGATTGTGGCCTCGGCAAAACCTACATGCAGACCGCATGGGCCGCGGCGATTCCAGGCCGCGTGTTGATTCTCGCGCCGCTGTGCGTGGCCGAGCAGACCGTGCGCGAAGCGGCGAACTTGAACATTCCGATCGTCTACGCGAAGTCAGGCGCAGACGCGCCGACCGCGCCAATCACCATCACGAACTACGAACGCATCGACGGTTTCGATCCCGGCGACTATGCGGGCGTCGTGCTTGATGAATCCTCGATTCTGAAATCGTTCGACGGGAAGACGCGAGCAAAACTGATCGAGACGTTTGCACGCACGCGCTATCGGCTCTGTTGCACCGCCACACCGAGCCCGAATGACATCAGCGAAATGGCGAACCACGCGGAATTCCTCGGACTTGTGACACGCGCTGAATTTCTCGCGTCGTGGTTCGTGCATGACGATCTCGGCTGGCGCATGAAAGGCCACGCGGTGGAACCGTTCTATCGCTGGATGGCCTCATGGGCGATTGCGCTGCGGAAGCCGTCCGATATCGGCTACGACGATACGGGATACATTCTCCCACCGCTGCGGATTCACGAGCATGTCGTGGAAGGCGATGGCGATGGCAGCGCGCTCTTTCCAGAACTCGGACTCAAAGGCATCGGTGGCCGGCAGAAAGCGCGGCGCGGCTCGCTGGAAGCGCGTCTGGATGCGGCGCATAACCTCATGGGGCACTGGGGCGAATCGTGGATCGCATGGTGTGGCCTGAATACCGAGAGCGAAGGACTCGCCCGCACGTTGCCGAACTCCGTCGAGATTTCCGGCAGCGATTCGTATGCCGAAAAGGTCGCCGGGATTCAATCGTTCCTGAACGGCACGTCGAAGATTCTCGTCACAAAAGCAAAAATCGCCGGGTTTGGTCTAAATTTGCAGCACTGTCACAAGATGGTTTTTGTCGGCATCTCGGACAGTTACGAAACCTACTACCAGTGCATCCGACGGTGCTGGCGATTCGGGCAACAGTATCCCGTTGACGTGCATATCGTGGTGTCAGACGCGGAGCGCGGCATCGTGGAGAACGTGCGGCAGAAAGAAGCCAAAGCCGACGCGATGGCGCAAGGATTACTCGCACATATGCGCGATTTCGAGCGCGAGGAGTTGGCATCGTGATCCAGGGTGCCCTTAAGGACGGCAATTCTGCCGACGTTGAGAACCCGAGAACTCGTGTAGACCGAGCGAGGGATGAATCGGTCGATACCTACCGTTCTGCGGCATGGTTGAATCACAAATACCACGGCCAGCGGCTCGATTGCGTGCAAATAGGAAAACTCGTCAACCGAGATCCTAAGACGATATGGGCGTGGTTGAAACGCGCAGGAATCCAGACGCGACCGCGAGGCGCGGCTACGCACGGCAAGGGTTTTCAGTATGGAAACAAGATCCGAGTCGGCCGCGCTCTGACATTGACTCATAAGCAGCAACTTCGAGCGGCGAGAGCAAAAGACGGCAATGTTCCGGCGCTAATAAACGGTGTCCATTGGACGAAGGCGCTCGGCCGCCACGGATCGCAGTGGCGCGGTGGCATCACGCCAGACAGACAGGCGTTTTATGCGAGCGTCGAATGGGCTGAGGCTGTTAAGGCGGTATGGAAGCGAGACGATGCGTTCTGTCAGCGATGCGGGCTAGATCATCGGACGATCGATAGACGTGAAGTGTCGTTTCATATTCACCACATCGAATCGTTCCAGAATAAGAAACTTCGCGCCGTGGTTTCTAATCTTATCTTGGTGTGCTCTAAATGCCACCGATGGATTCACAGCAAGGCAAATACGAAAGGACTCTATCTTGTCCGAAACGCCGACGTTTAAAGGTGAGGCGTGGGAATTGCGTAACGGGGACTGCATTGAGCAATTAGCAACGCTCGATGACGCCAGCGTGGACCTGTCCGTTTACAGTCCGCCTTTCATGTCACTTTACACATATTCGGCCAGCGACCGCGACCTCGGCAACTGCTCGTCCGATGAGGAATTTTTCGAGCACTATGCGTTTTGCATCGCGGAAATGTTCCGCGTCACGAAACCTGGTCGGCATACATGCGTCCATGTTGCGGAAGTCACGAGCACATTCGCCACGCATGGCGTGATCGGCCTGATCGACTTTCCCGGCAAGGTTATCGCGGCCTATCAGGCGGCAGGGTGGACCTATCATGGCCGCGTGACCATCGACAAAGATCCGCAAGCGCAGGCGATCCGCACGCACTCCAAAGGCTTGCTCTTTGTGCAGATGCGGAAAGACTCGACGTGGAGCCGACCGGCGCTCGCCGATACGATTCTGATTTTCCGTAAGCCCGGCGATAACGCCGTCGCGGTCACGCACGACACGCCGGAATCGAGTCTCACCAACGACGAATGGATCGAATGGGCGCGACCGATTTGGTATGGCATCAAAGAATCCGACACGCTGAACGTGGCGATTGCCCGCGAGGACAAAGACGAGCGTCACATTTGCCCGTTGCAGCTCGGCACGATTGAGCGGTGCATCCGTCTGTGGTCGAATCCTGGCGAACTCGTGCTCTCGCCGTTCGCCGGCATCGGCTCGGAAGGCTTTGAATCGGTGCGGCTCGGCCGGCGGTTCCTTGGCTTTGAACTGAAGCCGTCCTACGCGAACGTGGCCGCGAAGAATCTCGCCACGGCGGAAACGCTGAAGTTGCAGGGCTCACTCTTTGCGGTGGAGCACGTCGGCTAATGCCGCTGGTGCGCCGCGGTCATCTGCTTACCGGCGTGTGGTTCTCCTGTGTCTACTGTGGACAGAAATGTTTTTCCGCGCTGATCCTCTCCAGTCATGAGCATGTGTGTGAGCAGCGAAAAGCGTTTGAACGCCGCCACGACGACGCACGGCGCAAACACAGCGGCTGGCTAAAACGCGGCGAGAATTGGAACGCGGAGCGCGCATGAAGTTTACGGACCCTCTACCGTTTACGCCCAAGGTGAAACCGCCATCGTCGTCCTGGTGGGCGACTACGGAAGCCCAAGCGACTCGGGAAGGCTTTCAGCGGCAGGCGAGAGCCGAAGAAAACCGCATCGTCGGCAATGAACGCTTCGGCGGCCGAAAAAACGTGATAGATAAATTCCAGCAATCAGCGAAACGCAAATGAGCCAGATACCGCGCCGTGGATTTCTCGCTTCGCTGGCCGCAATGATCGCTGCGCCGTTCCTGCCGACGCAGACCGTGGCCGCGCCGGTCGTGCAAGGGCTCGCGTTCCATCCGGATGCGTTCTCGTTCGTGATGGCGGATCTGCCAATCACGATCGATCACGTGTTCGGTTTGGATCTAAGTTGGGAATCCGCTGAGCCATTCCACGCTTCAGAGAACTATCGTAAGTATCTCGCGGCGGATGCCGCGATTCAGGAAAGCCTGACATGAGTGCATGGACCCAAGCGGATGTAGACGCGATCAACGCTCGGCGCGGCGCGAAACTGCCGGCGCATGTCCCGCCCGTTGAGAAGCAATCGAAGTATCGCAACGTGCGAACGATGATCGGCGGCGAGGTGTTCGACTCTAAGCGCGAGGCGGATTATTGGATGCTGCTGAAAGCGCGAGAGGATCTTGGCGAGATCATTGGACTCCGGCGACAACAGCCATTCCCGCTATGGGCACCATCGTATACCTCGGTCGGGAGCATACAAGTTTCTAGTTACGTGGCAGATTTCACGTTTTTCGATACCGAAGGCCGAAGACACGTGCTCGATGCCAAGGGCCATCGCACGCGGGAATATCAGCTAAAAAAGAAATGGCTCGAACTGCAAGATGGCATCGTGATCGAAGAAGTTTGATCTAATAATCCGCAATTCTGGTAAGGTATTTCAGGTATGGCGAAACGTCCCTCGACGCCGAAGCCAAAACTGCCGCGAGCACGCCGACACAACGGCCATGCGCGTGAACTGCACACACTGGAACACGTCATCACCGCGATTATCGAACTGGAGGAACAGATCATGGCGCTCTCACAGACGGTCACCGATGCTCTCGCCGCGGCGGATGCCAAGATTGCCGCGCTCGATACAAAGGTGGATGCATTCATCGCGGCGCATCAGGGCAATTCCGCGGCCGACGATCAGGCCGTGGTAGACGCGCTGGCGAAGCAGGGCGCAGCGGTGGACGCGATCAGCGCGAAACTCGTCTAGCGTGATCCTCGTGCAGTTTCCGTGGAGCGTGGCGCGTGCCTGAACTGGATTGGTCCGACATGCCGATCCATCAGGCCATCAAGTCTGATTGGAAGACGCCGGAAATTCTCGTCGAAGGCAGTCTCAATTCCGCGAAGACGACCGTCACGCTCGACAAAGAAATTGACGCCGCGCTGAAGTATCACGGAATTCCGCTCGTTCTGTGCAGATGGACGGAGGACGCGGTATCCACGAAGCTCCGGAAAGCCTTCGAAGATATTCTCGGCATCCGAGGCATTCCGTTCTCGTGGGACGCGAAGCAGAAACTCTACTCGCTGCCGAACGATTCCACGGCGACGATGTTCGGTCTGAAATCCTCGAGCGAGGCGGAACTATTCAGCAAGCTCCGTGGCATGCCCGCTTCGCGCATCCTGGTCGATCAGGCCGAAGAAATGAAACGCGCCGTGGCCGATGAATTGCGCGGGCGCTTCCGTCCGGACATCATCGCGACGACGATCCGCCGCACCAGCTTTCCGTTTCAACTCACGCTCGTAGCCAATCCATCCGGCGAGACGTTCTGGCTCTCCAAGCAATTCCCGCCCGATAACAAGATCGCTGGCCGCAAGTTATATTCCTTGTCGGTCTACGACAATAAGCACCTCCCGCAAGAGTCCATCGACAGCCTGCTCCGCACCTACTCACCGGAACACCCCAAGCACCAGACGATGATCCTGGGCAAGCGGGGACTCAATATCGACGGCGATCCGGTGTATGAGGGCATGTTCGATCGCAAACTGCACGTCATCGAACTGCATGGGCGCTCAGATTTGCCGGTGCTCGAGGGGTTCGAGCTCGGGCGGCATAACCCGGTGTGGATCGCGGCGCAGCGTGGGCATAACGGACGTTTGATGCTACTCGGAGGCATCATGGCGAAGGGCATGATGCTGGAAGATTTCCTGCCGATCGTGCGGGACTATCAGCGCGATTGGTTTGAAAACTCCGCGATCAAAACCTGCACGTCACCAATGGGCGAGACAGCGCGCACAACGGGCTCTCGTCAGACGCTATTGACGGTTCTGCGCGAGGCTGGTATTCGTCCGGTGTGGCGCGAGAACGCGAACGCGCCGGATGTCCAACTTGCCATGATCGAGGCGATTGGCGGATTGCTTCGACGCCGCACAATTGCGAAGGAAGAATCTTTCGCAATTAACTCGGATAAAGACCGATGGCTCGTCGTGTCGGACGGGAACGCCAAGCCGGTGCCGTTCATGTCGTTCGCGTTTGAGGGCGGCTATGTGTGGGACGAGCACGCCGTGAGCATCAGCAATAAAGCGGTTCGCCAGCCGCGAGAGGACGACGAATACGCCAACGCCATGCACTGCCTGGAAAACATCGTGCTCAACTTCTGCGCCGGCCGACCCACCGATGCCGAGAAAGCCGCGAAGAAAGCCGCGCTCCGAGCCAATGATTCAATGGAACAGGCTCCGCGGGAACGTAGCACGCTCGATTGGGCGAAATGATGGCAAATCGGATCATGACGCGAGCAGAAGTGGATGGCGCGGCGATCTGGTATTTCGAGGAATCGGGCCAATGGTGGATGGAACCGACCGATAAGGCTAAAAAGCGCGAAGTGCTTGCCAGCCATGTTGACGCGATCCATGTGACCAATGCCTATGACGTGCTCGATCCGCTATTCGTGCGGAAATTAATCATTGAATCGGGGCGCTAGTTGACACCCGGTATAGACTAGGAACGATCCCGAATGAACGCTAGCCAGACGCGGCAGTCACCATTCGTCCCTCGGCGCGAGTTTACCGATCCGCGTGATATCGCGTGGACGTGGCTCAACCGGGCATGGTGCCATCTCTGCCAACATTTGCCGGAGTCGGCTGATCGGGACGCGACTCTGATCGCCATGCAGATTATCCTGACGGCTGAAGCCCAGGTGTTGGTGGTGGAATGAGCGGCCGTGTCTCTCGTTCGCGTCACGCGGCTGAGGAAGCCGCCTTCCGCGCTGAGATCGTGGCGCTCGTGGAAGCCCAAAAGCGCGTCTTGGGTGCGATTGCTAATGGCCTCACATCGGTTCAGAAGGACATCGAAGATTTGAAACAGCAGATGTCCGACGTGGAATCGGGTGTGCTGCCCGGATCGGAGACGGTGCAGTGATCGATGGAGCCGAGCGCAAGCTTGTCCTGCTCTCGATGCGGGCGACGTTTTTAGCCTTGATCTGTGCGGACAAGAAGCGTAACCCCAATGACCCGGCCTATATTCAGGCCGATGCCGAGTTGCGCGCAATGGCTCCAGTTCTGAATGCTGCTTTTCCTGAGCCGAAGTCGTGACTGACGTGTTCGTGCAGATCGGGGATACGGTCCACATCGCCGCGCCGGATGATCTGTCCGGAGGACTCGGCATCGCCGTCGCCGCGCCCAGCGTCGCAGACCTCCTCGCGCAGTCTCGCGCTGCCCACCAACGCTTTCAGAAAGCTGCCGGCCACAACAACGGACGAGGTGTGACCATCGCACCAGACGATGACGCGGCGGCGCTCGCGGTGCGACAAGCGCTCGATGCACGGCAAGCGGCTGAGGATACCGATCCGGGCCATACCGATCCGGCATGGGCCGATGATCAGGCAGCGAATCGCGGCGTGTCTAGCGATACGCTGTTACTTTTCTATAAAAACTATTTCGAGCCGGACGTGAAGCTGTAAATGGCGATCCCCACTCGCCGCGGCATCAGTAGCGGGAAAACCCTCGCCGCCTTCCGCAGCGGAGCCTACGATCCGCTCGATAAGCGCACCAAAGAAGGCCGATCACGGAACAGCAAGCGCGAGTTTATGGAGCTCGCCCGCCAGCGTTACGAGATGGCGGAAGATGCCGACCGCGAACAGACCGACCGCGAACTCTCCGATCTGGCGTTCTACGCCGGCGACCAGTGGCCGAAAGATATCAAACTCGCCCGCGCCGGCCTGAACGGCAGCAACGGCGTGCCGCCGATTCCTGCTCGCCCCTGCCTCGTTATCAACAAAGTGCGAGAGCCGGTATCACAAGTGCTCGACGCGCTGCGCGATGCAGATATCAGCGCGGAACTGACACCAGCCGATGACTTTGAAGGCTTAGGCGTCGTGCTGGACGACAAAGAAATCGAACTGCGCGAAGGACTCCTGCGGCGCATTCTCCGCAACTCCGAGGCGTCCATCTGGATCTATTCCGCGGCTGAGCGCGCCGCAATTGCGGGCCGTGGCTTTATCGGCGTGATGACGCGCTACCTCCCAGGTAAAACGAACGATCAGGAACTCTATGTCACGGGCTGGTTTGATCAGTCCTGCGTGAAGCTCGATCCGACGCATGAGCGCAAAGACGGCGCGGATGCGAAATACGGATTCAGCGGCACGTGGATGAAGTGGACGGACTATAAAACGCGCTGGCCGAGCGAAGCGAATAAGCGCAATCTCATTTCCGAGATGTCCGAGCGCGAGTTTTCAGACTTCGGCGCGGCAGAAGACGCGAAGCCGTGGTTCCGCACCACGGGCAAACTCCGTATGGTCTACGTCGTAGATTATTTCTATGCCGTGGAAACCACGCGAGACCTCTGCACGCTGGAAGACGGATCGCTGGAGTGGAAAGACGAACTTGAAGAAGGCGTCAAGACGATCGATACCCGCTCCGTGATTGAAGTCACGGTGAAATGGGCAAAACTGGACGGCGCGAATCCGGAACCTCTCGAGGAAACCGATTGGGTCACGCCAGACATTCCCATCGTGAAAGTCGTGGGAGATCAACTCCAGCCCTACGATGATCAGGTCCGCTGTGAAGGGCTCGTCAGACCAGCGCGAGATTCCAACGAGGGCTTTAACGCGATGGCGTCGAAGCTGGTTGAAGACGTGGCCTACGCGCCTACGGACGCGCCCTATGTAGCGTCTGGACAGATCGAAGGCTTCGAGGACTTCTGGAAGTATCGCGCTACGCGGCGTCTGCCATATGTGCCCTACAACTTGAAAGACTCTGAAGGGCAGCTCGCAGGGCCGCCGCAACATCCACAGGTGGGCACCAACGTCCAGCCGCTGGCGATGGCGCTGTCGATGTTCGATGAAGCCGTGCAGGTCACGTCCCGTCGCCGCGATGCCGCGCTCGGCAAAACCGATCCCGCGCTTCGCAGCGGTGATGCCATCGACGCGACCATCGATCAGTCGATGGAAGGCACGAGCAACTTCGGAGCGAACCTGAAAATTTCCGTGAAGCGGCTCGTGGAAATCATCAACAATGGCCTGTATCCGGTGTATGGTGGACGGCCGGGACGCCTCGCCAAGATCGTCAACGGCGAAGATGCGCCGGAAACGATCATGCTCGGCCAGCCGTATGTGATGAAGGGCAAACGGCCATTCGGGTTCACGATTCCCCATCCGGACGATCCGCAACAACAGACGCCGATGCCGATCGGGCATGACCAACAGCCGCCGGATGCGAAGTCCTACGAACTGACCGAGCACGCGAACTGCAACATAGCGATCAAGATCACGCGTAACTTCGATACACGGCGCGAAGAAGAGCAAGCGATGCTCGGACGCATCGTCGCCGCGGACCCATCGCAGTTAGCCGTCTGTGGAGACTTGCTGTTTCAACATTCGGATGGCCCTGGTAGCAAAGAACTCGCCAGCCGCTATCGGCTGATGCTCGCGCCGCCGATTCAAGCCGCGCTCGCCGCCAAAGAAGGCAAGCAGACGCCCGAACAGATGGCGATGCAACTTGGAGAGGCGAAGCAGTTGCTGGAACAGGCGCATCAGGAAATCCAGCAATTGCAATTCGAGAAGAAGGCTAAGGTCGTCGAACAGCAGGGCAAAGCGGACATCGTGCAGCAGCAGGAAGTCGCCGAGAGCACCCGCGCCGCGATGGATCGCGAAGTCAAGATCGCCGTGGCTGAAATTCAGGCACAAGCGAAACAGGCATTGCAGGACATGGCGCTGTTCTACGAGGAACGCGCGAGAGTCGGGGCACATCTGCACGAACAGGCGCAGGGTGGCCGCGAGGTCGCGCACTCACTGGCTGTCGCGCACCACGCCGCCGAAGGCAACGCGGCGCAAAAACTGCTCGAGCACGCCGCGACGTTGAAAGAGAACGAACAACTGCATCAGCATGCGTTAGAACAAACGGCCCAAGAGGCCGCGCTAGCGCCAGAACCCGCCGCGCCGTCAGGAGCCTAACCGATGCCTTTTGGTGTTCATATGGATGACCCGCGAGAAGTGCCCGACGAACAGAACCCCGCTGAACTGCTCAAGCGGATCAAGGCGCTCGAGGAACGATCCACGGAAATCGAGCAGGGCATTCTCCGCATGGCGAGCTATCAAGGCGTCGTGCATGTGTTGAAAGATATAGGACCGAAGTGACCGACCGAAAACGTGATCCGCTACCGCGTGGTTACCAATTCGGCGATGCCGCGTCTGCCATTGCCATGCGCGCTCTGGACGATAGCGATGGAAGCCGCGTGATTGCTCGCACCGATATGCGCGGTAATCGGATCGTCTGGCAGATGGGACAGTCGCACTGGAACGTCATCGAACACGAGGAGCACTGAATGCCACGCTCAGTCAAAGGCGTCATGCAGGAATGGAAGACGGGCCAATTGCATAGCGGATCATCGACCGGGCCAGTCGTGAAGAATCGGAAACAGGCTGTGGCGATTGCGCTGAGCGAACAGCGGCAGATGAAGCCGAGTCTCCGAGCGGCCCATGCGTCCCATCCGAATGCCTCACGGCTCGGAAAATACTTACATCCCAAGCGTGCGAAGTGATGCCGACCGATCCACAGACGCTCGGCCGTGATTTGCGCGAACATAAAGCGACCATTGTGGCGTATCTGCTCTCGAAAGTGAGAGCGGCAGATTTCCACACGGTGTAAGACGCCGCGAGCGATATCCGCGAGATTGATGCGAAACTTGAACTCTTAGAGGCACTGATAAAGGGCTGAATGACACGGATGCTTCACTTTCGTCTTCCGCCCCGCGACTCCTTCGCGAGTCTGGTCGATTTAATCATCCAGACTGAGGCGGAATGGCTCGGCCAGTTAACGCCAAACGATAAGATCGCGCCGCTGCCGCAGAGAGTTGCCGGTGCTCAGACGCTGACGCTGGCGAGCGGATGCCGCATTGTCGTGCAATACAACCTCGTAGAAGATGATCTGATATCCGATCTGCAACTTTGCATCGAATCTGAGGAAAGCGGTTTATGAGCACTGAGCCCTTGATCGAGACAGCCGAAACGACCGAGACGACGGAACAGCCTGAAGCCCCGGCCTCCCTCGCGGAATTCCGTGAACAGTTTCCCGCTGCCCCGAAAGACGGCCAACCGCCCCCTCCAGAGAGCACGTCAGAGCAAGAGCGTAAACCGAAATATCGATCCAAGAGTCATCGGGCACTTCCGGAAGATGTGCCTGAGATTGCCGCGCTCACGAAGCAGTTACGTGAAGCGGAAGATGCGATCAAGATCGACCGCAAGCCCGGTGAGAACGATAAGGTCTATCTCCTGCGGAAGCGTGCTGAGATCGCGAAGCTCGCATCAGCGCGTCAGGCGATGCCGGAAGTCAAACC